CACCTACGAACCAAAACAGCACAGCAGCACATCGCCCGGCTGCGCCGCTGACAACGGCACCTGATACAGCCCTGTGGCCTCCAGATTATCCAGATAGAGATTCTGACCGTTACGCCACCAGTCATCCTCGCGATGAAAATCCGGCATCTCAATCCCCGCCAGATGGTAAGCATCCCGGAACAGCGTGTAACAGTCCGTCACCCCGTGCTCAAAGCGCCGCCCGGAAAGATGCGGCACACAGCGGAATTTATGAATCTCACCCCGGCAGACCAGCCACCACGGCAAATCACTATGCACCTGCAGCCGCCGGTCGGCCTCACTCAGCCAGGGCAGACCACCGGGGTGGCTGTGGACCAGCGCCACAATCTCACCCTGCATCTCTGCCCGCAGCCAGTCCTCCGGCGACATCCGGAAATACTCCTCCGGCTCACCGGAGATATTCACGCAGGGAAAATATCTTTCCCCTTCCGGCGTTCTCACCACGAAGCCGCACGACTCCGCTGGCGCACATCGCCGGGCGTGCGCCAGAATCGCTGATTCTGTCTCTGTCATGGGATTTACTGCGAAAGTTTGTTAATGGAAAGGTAGCCGCCAAAATTGCCGACGTTATTGCGGAACTTGCAACCACTCAGGCATTTGCTGCACTTATCCTTCGTGATATCGGACGTTGGCTGGTCATATTCATCCGCGACAGCCGGGCCATCATAACCGCACTCATCGCCGCGGTAGATCCAGGTGCAGGTGTTGGCCAGCATGATGCGCCCCGGAAAAACGGCACCATCCGTTTCCGTCGGTGTGGACAATACAAAGGAGGCACTGACCGCGCTCAGTTCGCTGCACTGCTCGATGCGCCAGCGGCTGATCACCTCCTGCTCCGGATCGGCGTCACTGTTTCCGTTGACGAAGTTCACCGCATCCAGAAAACGGGCGTAAACCTTACGCCTGACCACCGTTCCGCCGACCAGACTCTGCAGGTCTTCCGCCATCCCGGTGACCATGCCGTGCAGGTTAGAGACTTTCAGCGTTGGTCTTGCACTGGCTCCTTTGCCGTTCATCTCAAAGCCGCTTCCCTGAATAGGGTACGCCTGATACTGTCGCCCCTGCCAGGTGACCGACTCACCTTTTTCGTTCTGCTCATTACAGAAAAAATAACGTTCTCCGCCGACCTCTGTCAGATCGACTTCCCAGAGCACGATCAGCGCGGATTGCTCCGTTTTAGTGCACTCATTGAGTGTTTCCTGCTGTATATCCTGCATCAGTGAGTGACCTCTTCAAAGGTACAGTTAAAATCGGTATACATGGCATTATCCGAAATGCTCCACTCCCTGCAGACAACCCGGACAGTCCTGTTGTGTTTTGGCGGACGCCACAAAAAAGCACGAATCCCGGCATGACGGGATAAAAAACTGTCCAGCGCGGCACGGGAATATTCATCTGTGACACGAAATACCGGTTTAAACGTTTTCAGATCCGCATTCAGACCACCAGCCCGTCGCTGTTCATATCCGTCACCAAACTTTACCGTAATAACTGATGGCTTTCGTGTCGTCTCCATCCCCTCACGGGGGATCCAGTTAAAAACTTCAGGCTCAGGCACTGTACAATCCTCCATCCCGACGCGATGACTGCATAATTGACACAACCCTGCTGTCGATCAGATCCACCAGTCCCCTGGCTGAGCGCGCATCTATCTCGCCATTGCTCCCTTGATTCTGAATGCTGATGTGATACACGGGAGAATAAACAACCCCCCCGCCACTATTCACATTGCCAATGGCTCTGACCCCAAGAGAGCCGTCCGCTGCCCGTGTCAGTGGCATGATAGCTTCAGGCCCGGCCTCGCCCATCAGCCCGGCACCTTTCGCAAAAGCAAAATACGTCGGTGTATCCACAATAGTGTTACTGTAAGCACTCAGATTTGCCGATGTGTAAACACCACCTTTTGCGTTTGCCACCGCCCCCGAAATCCATCCGCCGACCGTACCAAGCCACCCTCCGGCACCGGAGAGTGACTTCAGTCCGTTAACAATGGCCGCATTCATCAGAATTTTTGAAACTTCCCGGAGAACTGAACTCCCCCAGTTTCTCCAGTCCACAACATTTCCGGCCAGTGCATCGGAAATATTTGATACCAGTCCGTCCATAGTGGAAACGACAGCATCTGCCGCCTGCGAAGCATAATCGGTGGCACTGTCTGCCCAGTTGGTCAGCCCCTCCTGGAGTCCTGCATTCCAGTTATTACGTAAAGCATCGGCCTTTGCATAATAATCCTGCTGATCGCTGAGACGCTCTTCCAGATATTTTTTATTCAGTTCTTTCTCCTGTTTCCACAGGGCTTCTTCAATTTCTCCGGCCTGATACTGTCTCAGCAGCTCGTTATTTTTCTGCTCAAACTCATGCCGGATACTCCACATTTCCTGGAGTCGTTCACGCATCCGTGAGCCTTCACCATATCCCAGTAACTGCGCGTCGTCAGATGCCCGGGCACTGGCATTACTGTCCGCCAGGCTGCTTTCATACGCAGCAAGCTGCTCACGAATCTTTTTCTGGTCGATGAGTGCTGCATTCTGCAAAAGCGTTTTTTTCTGCGCTTCTGACAGGGTTGATAATTCGCCCTGACTGACCTGATATTTCATCTTAGCCAGTTCAGTATTCTGCCCTGCCAGTGCTATTTGTTCTTTTTGCTGTTTAATCAGCCGTTTATAAATATCTTCTGTTTTTTCCGCTTCGGTCTTTTTATGCGCTTTGGGTTTATTTGCCTGGTTATTTCGCCAGGCATCCAGTGAGTTATTGATATAATTCTGTCTGGCTGTCTGATACGCCTCTCCCACAAAGCCGAGATCATCCGCAGCATAACCCAGGCGGGCACGCTCACGGGCTTCCCCCTTCAGGCGGGACAGAGCCAGTTCGCGCTCGCTGTTATTCAGTGCAGTCTGCTGTTTATCATCCAGGGTTGCCTGTGGTAGCCGTAACGGTACATTCACCAGCCCCTGTCGCTGCTGAAGTAATTCATTACCGAGCCCGAGAAGGCGATTAAACTCGGTATGCTGCCCATTCATGATCAACAGGGACTGATACGCTTTGTTTTGTTCCGCGGCCTGTTGACGGATCAACGCCACCCGTCGCTCCTCCAGCCCGGCAAGCACATCCTGAATGGATTGCGCTTTGCCCTGCATTTGTGTGAGACGGGACTGTTCAACTGCCAGTTGATTTGTTGCTTCTGCAAGCCCTTCTGTGACAGTTTTTACCGACGTCATGTGGTTAATCATAAAACCGTTATCGGTTGTCCAGCCCGGGTTTGCCAGCACATACTGATAGCCAGCAATTTTTTCCTGTAAGGATTTAATCTTACTTTTCTGCTCGTCAATTAACCTGTTTTGCTCATCAAGTGCCTGCCGCGTCTTTTCCTCATTATCTGACGCTTCAGGAAGCGACATTGCCGACGTTTTCTGGCGAATTTCGTCGATTGTTGCGGCATACTGGCGTGCAGATTCTCTGGCCTGCTCCTGATTCTGATACATCGTGTACCAGGCCGTCGCCCCCAGCATGACGAGTCCCGGCACACCACCAACCAACCCCAGCGCACCACTTAACAGACGACTCCCCACTGACGTGACAGTATTCAGCGTTGTCTGTGCCGCTGTTCTGGCCGCAATATTACGGGTAAGTGACGCCTGAGCAGCTGTCAGCTTCGCTTCTGCTGCGGCCTGCCTTTCGGTACCGCGAGCAGCAACAACCGCCTGTTGCGCACGATAAACCGCCGCACGCGCCCTGGCGGTTGCTATCTGTGTCCCCCGAAGTTGCGCTTCAGCAAGAGCCACTTCGTTTCTGGCTGCAGTAATTAATCCGGCAGTTGCAGATCCAGCAGAAGACGCCATATTGCCAAAATATCGGGCTACCCCGACGGCAACCAGAGCACCGGCAGCGGTTGCCACGGTATCAATATTGCCTGCAAGACCATTCAGCACCCCGGAGAGCGTCTTCGTCACTCCGCTTGCCTCGTTCGCACCACCAACCCAGGCCATAAAGGCGTTTTCAACTTTGGTTGCAGAGGATGAAACCGTATCAGGCATTGCTGCATATTCATCACGCAACGCCCCAAGCTGACTAATCAGTGCAGGAACAACCTTATCGGCGGTTAGTTTTCCGTTATCCGCCATGGCCTTCAGATCCTTACGGGCAACGCCCATTCCCGCAGCCAGCGCACGAATAACACGATCACCGCTCTCATTCACCGAGTTAAACTCTTCACCGCGCAGCACTCCCTGCGCCAGTGCCTGACTGAACTGCGTGATCACCGAACTGGCTTCTGCTGTACTGGCACCGGATAATTTCAGGCCCGTGGAGATCGCCTCGGTGACTTTCAGTACCTCCTCAGAACTGTAACCATACTCCCGCATGGAAGCTGCAGAACGGGCAAAAAGGCTGGCGTTATCAGAAAACGCCGTCCCCGTTCTCTGGCTGATCGCCATTAATTCACGTTGTGATACCTGAAAATCATCACTGGACTGTGAGGCCTGCTTCAGACGGGCATTTACTGAATTCCACTCATCGGCGAGAGAAATAAGATGACCGGTAGCAAAAGCCCCGGCAAATGCCCCCGCCATATTCAGTGCCGAAGATTTAGCTGTATTTATCTGATCCGTCACTTCTGCCAGTGCACGCCGCATTTCACGGGATGCAGCAGCGGACTGCCGGCCTCCGTTCTGCATGGTACGGTAGTAATCCTGCCCCATACGCGAAGCCCGGGAGATCTCTGACTGGAATGACCGGGAATTTGCCGAGATTTTAATAATCAGTTCACGTAATGTCGCCACACTCATTCTCCGGACGAAAAAAAACCGCCGAAGCGGTTATGTTGACTCACTGAGACACTATTAAAAGCGCGTTTTCCAGTCCGGCAAATGGATCTGAAGCGCCTTCTGTCTGCTCCTTCTCCCACTGAAGAAGCGCATCATTCAGTGACACTTTGACCCCCTGCGCACCGTAAACAGCTGAAACAATCTGGGCAGCCCGGAAATCAGCCCGTTCGTCCCCCAGCGGGCTGAACCTGTCAAATTCTGCCCACATCATGATTTCTGATGCGGACATTTCCCGGCGTAACTCTGACAATGTGCGCCCCATCCTGAGCGCCAGCATCATCAGAAAACGCATCCCCGGAAGCGCTACTTTTTTTTAACCTCGCCGGCATCACTGATCAGTTCCAGAGACTGCCGAAGAAGCCGCGCATGCACCGGGCCATACACGGCAATCACCTGTTCACGATCATCCTCTGAAAATACGGGTTGTAGTCCGGTATCACACAGAACATCAATGAACAGTTCAACATCTGCCTCCAGATTTCGGCGGGCGCGCTCCGCAACGGATAACGGTGTCTCATCATCTTTTGCTTTAACGATCTCCTGCCAGCGCAACCAGGCTTCTGCAGAAGGTTCCCGTAACACAACCGTTGCTCCCTCCCATTCAGGCACATCAACGGTTTTATGGCGAAACCCCGACATCGTTGCCAGTGCCAGATTACGGATATTTTTAGTCATCACATCCATCCTCATTAACTGACGGTTACAGTGCAGGAAGTGGAGGTCACTTTGTTAACCGGGCTCGCTGAATCAGAAATCTCGCAGGTATACGCACCCGCATCACCGGATGATGCTGATGCCTTACTGAACGTTGCCGCCGTCTGTCCGGAAACAGGAGAACCACCTTTCTTCCAGACATAAGAATAAGGCGGCACACCACCCGCAGCCTCAACCGCCATTTCAAGTTTCGCTCCGGAAGCAACCCGCAGCGTGCTTTTTAAATCAACCTTCACTTTCAGCGAAGCTGTCGTCAGCACAGGTTTGCCTTTCAGACGCAGGGAAAACGTTGCAGCCACAACACCATTGGTTCCTGCAGACCAGGTATGCTGACGCACTTCAGCCATAAAGGTAAATCCGTTGCCTGACGGAAAAATAACTTTAAAGCCATACGTGGTGTCATTGTCATAGGCACTGCGCAACGCATTCTGGGCAGCATTGAGGTAAAAGTTGCCTGACATGGAAATCTCTGACGCGGCACCAAGACCGTTAATATTTTCCTGCTCAACAGAACACAGCGTGGTGACATCAATATCCTGCTTTTGTCCAGCGGTAAACTGCACTTCTTTGATTGTACAGCTCAGGCCAAGATAGCTGGCAGAATCCAGGGTTTCTGCTGTTACCGGTGCAGACGAAATCATAATTTTCGTCAGTTGCGAACGCTCAAAATTAGAGGACATACTCGTCTCCTGAAAATAAAAAAACCCGCCAGCGGCGGGTGGGTAAAATCATTAATGACCTCAGGCTATTACTTGGAATTCAAGCGTGGCTCTGCTCAGACGGGAGTCAGGATCATAACCCTGCGTTTTAGAAATAACGGAGGGTGCCAGTTTTCTTACCGCATCAAGCGCCTGCTCACGAATATTATCTGCGTCATCAGGTACTGTCGCCCAGACATCGATCTGCACGGTAATTCTGGATTCAGCCTGCCCATCAAGCACATCAGATGCCGTGTCAGACACCACAGAAAACACCAGCCACGGCGGAGATACCGCAGGCTTTCCATCCGTCAGTGGGACCACATAAGGATAAACCTGTCCTCCGGCCAGCTGAGACAACAGGGAATACAGTGTGGCCTCTCTCATTTACTTAAGACCTCATCAATAGCCTGATTCATTCGCTGTATGGCAATCCGTGCTGCCAGTTCCTCTGTCGTATCGAAAGCCGGGCGAATGAATGGATGCGCGGGCATGTTTATCGTTCCCAGCTCCACAAAGCGCCAGTAAAATGCATTTCGGGGATCGCTGGCTTTCATGCTGTTATCACTGTTTCCGGTTCGCAGGTTCCGTCCGCGAATGTGGACACCCGAGATAATTTCCCCCCGACGCTTTGAACGCTGAGTGAGAACAACCACATTTTTCTTCAGTTTCCCGGTTCGCTCCGGCGCACGTTCAACAACTGCATCCCGCATAACTTCAGCACCGGCACGGGTGGCATCGCGCAGAACCTTATTGTTTTCTGCCCTGCTGAGCGTCTCCAAATCCCGTGCAATATCCGCCAGGCCGGAAAAATCAAGACTGAAATCCATCACACATTCCCCTTCAGGCTGCAGAGTATTTCAAGCCGGGTAGCGCGTGCATCCGGTATTGGTGGACCTTCTATACCCAGAATGGCCCCTTTAAATGCACCGGTCAGCACTTTCAGACGTGAAGTCGCTGTCACATCGCGCCGGAATCTCATCCAGACTCTGACCGTAGCCTGAGCGGTTTCTGCTCCGCCTGAGATTATCTCCCTCCCGCTGATACCCTTAACTTCTGCCCATACGGTAGCTCCCTCCGTCACCGTCTCCACCGGATGCCCTGACGGAGAGCGGGCGGTGGTGACATTCAGAATAATTACGCGATCACGTAATCTGCCCGCCTGCATGTCTCCTCCTACAAAGGAATAAAACGATAAGGCTCCAGCAGAGAAGAAAAACCAAACGGGACTGGTGCCTTGCTGACATCTGAGGAATTTTCCCGGTTTTCGTACCAGTGCCCGACCAGCAACATGAGCGCCAGCAAAACATCATCAGCTATAAGCACCCCTTCAGGATCACCTTCCGGCACCGTCTCCTCATAAAGCTTACGGTTGATAAAATTTTCTGCCTTGCGGCAGGCAGCCCGGAAATACAGCATCAGTAACTCATCATCAGTTGCATCATCTGTATCAATACGGCACTGCGCCCTGAGTTTTTCCACTATTGCTGCCATCAGAAACTCCTGCCCGCAACACTGTGCGGGCATAAAAAAACCGCGTCGGCGCGGTCTGTAACTGAACAACGAGTGGTTATTTGCCAGTGAGCGCCTTGATGGCTGCCACATCTTCCAGCACACAGTCAAAACGATGGAAAGCCAGAAATGCCACCTGATCAAACTCAGCATAACGCTCAACCAGACGTTTCAGTTCCATATAAGTAACGCGGCGAATGATAAAGCGGTTGAAATCCCCCAGGAAAATGAATTTTTTTCCGGTACCAATCCCGTCAATAGCCTGATCAATAACATAAGGGATCCCCAGCACAGTAGCCGGCGTACCGCCTGCAATATCCGGCAGCCATAACGGGCGTTTCTGTCCATCCTCCATCTCTTCAATAGTCTGCAATGTGGCATCATTGAATGCCCAGCGGTATTTCGGCCCACCACGATATGCCGGATCAATGGCATGTTTCAGGGCATTCATTTCTTTCCAGGTGAAAGCGGCAGAGGCTGCAGTCTGGATGATTCCCGTCACCGACGCTGCCAGCCCTTTTGGCTGTAACGGTGATCCCGTTCCGGTCCCCTGAACCAGATATTTCGCCTCTCCACGACCAATACGCTGGGCAATACGGTTTGCCAGATAAGATTCAATATCCACCCCACTGTCCTGGAGCAGCTCATTGGACACACGAATTATTTTTGATGACAGCTTTTTAGCCCCCAGAATAGCGGTCCCGAACGTCACATCCTGTTCCGTTGCGGCTGTATTTTCCGCCAGCAGTTCGCCCTCTTCAGTCGTGCCATCAGACGTTGACCAGGTGATATCCTGCCCGGTTGATGTGGTCAGAAGTTGCGCAACACTGGCAATCCCGCCATAAGCCTTCATGGTGTCAATGATTTTGTTACGCATCTGCGTGGGCACCGTATATCCGCCCTGAGAATCCGTTGTTACACTCTGAGCCCGCAGTTCACGCATCAGATTACGCTCTTCAGCATTCAGTTCTGCAAATCCGGCACGCAGAAAACGGTTAAATGCCGCAGCGCGCTTCTCTTCCACCGCCTTTTTCCCGTTCTCCGCCTCATTATTCTGGCGCTCTTCCGGCCCGGACTCATCCACATATGCCTGATCCTGACGGCGCAACTCTTCTTCACGGGCGATTTGCTCATCCAGCGCATCCAGCTCAGCTTTCGCCCTGTTCCACTCTGCCCGTTGCTCATCAGTCCATGCGTTATCACCAATTTTTTCATGCAGTGCACGCATATCCTTTGCAATGGTGTTTCGTTTTTGCTTCATCTCATGAAGTTTCATCGTCAGTAGTATCCTTATGCATTAAGAAGGGTCAAAAGACGCTCACGCGCCATTCGTTCGTTAACAGCTTTCTTCAGCGCACCACTCGCCCGCGCTTCCTGCCAGGCTTTCATTGAGCGGACACCAGAGTCTGCGTCCTGATAGGCCGGATATGTCACCGGGCTGACGTCATACAGACGAGAAATGCGCGTGATTTCCCGGATAACAATCCCCTCGTCGTCTTCATACCAGCTCTCTCCGTCACGGGCGACACGAAACGCGAACGAGGACTGATTAATGTCACCACGCAACATTGGAGACAGCACCAGGTCACAAATAGTCGGAGTATCCGGTGCAACAATGTCATAACGTAAACCGCGTTCATCCACCGACAATGACAACGTGCCGGCAGAACTTCGTCCGAGAATGAAATTAGGATCATGATTAAACAAGCCACGTACATCATCATTCAGTACATCATCAAAAGCCCCCGGCTTGATGATTTCACGAAATCCCCACAGAGGTTCTGAACGACTGTTAAATACCGAGCCATACCCCAGAATGTGGGTCGGGGCATTATCATATTGTTCCGCCCGCACCTCCCCGCTGTAACAGCGCGTTTCACGGTCATTCATCGTTCTTTTCCTCTTTGCCTTTCGTATCTTTAAAGTTATTCAACGGATTTGCTGCATTTACGCTGACCAGCATTTCATCCAGACCGTCAACCGGGTTCATATCCTCAAATACCCTGGCTTCATTCCGACTCATCCAGCCATCTGTAATGGCAAAGTGATAGAACTGCGCACGCTCCTGTGGGGTCCCACGGAGCAACCCCGTGAGGTTGAAACGAACGTAATACCCGGCAGCCCGTTCTGTACGGGTAAACAGGCGACGGTTAAGCTCCTGCTCCCAGTTCGCAACCCAGGGCATCATCGTGTAGCGAACAAACTGAATCGCCTGCTGCGTAATATTCGAAAATGTGGCTTTTTCCAGGTCATTAATCATGTGCGCCGGGACATTAAAAATCCCGGCAATCATCGACCGGTTCAGCTTGGTCATATCAATGATCTGAGCATCCACCGGAGAAACTGTCAGAGCGCGGTAATCCAGTTGCGCAGGCAGCAACATGGTTTTATTTTCCTGGCTGCGAAGCGCTGTCACCGCCCGCTGCCACATATTTTTAAGCCTGCCCCAGCTTTGTTCGTTCAGTTCATTTTTCACAGAAATAATACCGGCAGGACGGGCATTACCGTTAAAAAAGGCGCTGGTATACTGCTGGCCACTCATTCCCATACCAATGGTTTCAGCATGCTGCATGATCGGGCTCAGTCCCATTTTCTGATTGTTTCCCAGCGCCCTGATATGGATCATGTCGTCCGGACTTACCGCAAATGCACCCTCTTCGTTATACACCCCGTAAGTATGACGCCCACCGGTGTTAAGTAACGTAGTTTCCCATGGCATACAGCATTCAAGGCTGGTAACCTCTCCACGACGATTACGTTTTACCCACGTATAACCATTGCCCCACCCCAGCACATGACGCTGCTTCAGTTCCCGCCACTTATAGCTGGTCTGCCAGGCATTCGGTTCATCATGAACGAGCCAGAACAACGGATGATCGCGTGCAGGCTGAACATGCTCATTCGTTTTTCGCATCACATGCAGGGGCATCTGAGCCACACTGGATGAAATAACATAAATACAGGCATAGACAGCAGCCAGCTTCATGGATGTTTCCGGACTGACATACACATCCCGGGCAAAAATATTATCCGTCTCAGCGGCCTCTCCGGTTACCGGAACCGAGGGATTTTCCAGAGGCTCACTGCGAAACAGAGCATCAAGAAGCATGTTTTCTCCTCATGGACACCACCAGTGCATAAAGCAGCAACAAACAGCCCGACAGCATCAGAGACGCTGGCAGACCTGCATACAGATAAACGCCAGCAGTGAGCAAACCGAAACCGATCAGCCCGGTCATATCAGTAATAAGCTGTTTCACAGAATTAACAGGTCCTCATCAGGATCAAGCGTGGACAGAAAGTCATTCACGCCCCCGCCATTTACCAGAAAGCGGCTCATGGCCGTAAAAAGTGCAACAGGGCCGTCGATTTTGGCTTCAGGCGTGGATTTATTCGGAAAGATGTTGTCGTTTTTGTCCGGTTTTACCGTAACGTTAGACATCATCCAGTTCATGACCGGATGATTGCTGTGATGGAAACGCCCGGCATAAACCAGTGATTCCGTTTCCTTCATGGCCTCTGACAGATTGCGGACCGTCTGCGGAACCTCCACCAGCGGTATCCCTTCTTCAGCCAGTGCCAGGCTGAACTGCATTGCGCTCCACGGGTCAAATCCCAGTTCCCTGAGGTTTTCACCGCCAATCCATTCCAGTAAGTCACTTTTTATCTGAGCATGATCGATAACATCACCATCCGTCAGGATGAGCTTATCCATCTCCGCCCACTTCCGGTAAAGTTCTGCCTGCTGCCGCGAGCATCGCTCCAGCCGTCCTTCCGGAAGCCAGAATTTAAAATCAGCATGAACATGTCCGTTATCGGTTCGCCAGAGTTTTGCCGCCGCACAGATATCAATCTTATGAGCAAGGTCTACGCCGACCCACATGGGATATGTTTTCAGCTCATGTTGTGGAGCAATGTATTCGCACTTCTCCCACTTAATCATATCCATCCAGGCAGATTCGGCAGTGACCCACACATTCATGTGTTTGGTAAAAAAATTCACCCGCGCAGAGACCTGCTCCTTCGCTTTTTTCGCCAGACGACGCAGATCATCCCAGCGTTTACAGATGCCCAGGCCAGGATTCGCTTTCTGCCAGACCGTTTCATCAAACGGATCATCTCCCTCATCGAGCGTGTAAATGATCGCAAAGTAGGAGTCGTCTTTTACCGCGCCCTCCACGTCGCTGTTATAGCCTCGCAATACCTTAATGGCGTAATCGCGCTGCTCGTAGCAAATCCCTTCCTTGTTAAAGCCAGCCGTGGTGATGCCAAATAACAGAGACTGCAGACGGGCACCGGTTGCCGTTTCCAGAACGTCCCACACGTCACGGGTTTTATGAGCATGCAGCTCATCAATAATGGCGCAGTGGATGTTCAGACCGTCCAGGTTGTTTGCATCCGAGGAAAGCGGTTCAAATTTTGATGCGCTCTGCTCCTGGTAAATCGCCAGCTTGTTGAAGTCAAACAACCGCCCGAGTGTCGACCGGGCTTTTCTGACCATATTTTTGGCGTCTTCAAACACGATTCTGGCCTGATCACGCGTGGTTGCGGCTGAATACACCTCAGCACCACCTTCACCATCTGCCCCCGTCATATACAGACCGATACCCGATGACAGGGTTGATTTTGCGTTTTTACGGGCGACTTCGTTGTACGCCGTCCGGAACCGGCGCACCATCACCGGGCGTCCGCTGCCATCGCTGCGCATGACAACTTCCCCGGTCTCTTCATTCACCAGCGGAATGACAAAACCAAAAATATTAATGAGGATAAATACATGCCAGTCCATCAGTTCAATGGGCTGGCCTGCCAGCGCCCCTTTCACATGGGGCACAAATTTGTAGAAATTAAGGATGTGCTGCGCACGGGGTTCACTAAAATAAATCCCCCGCTCTTCGCCGTACTTCAGATCATCAAGAAAACGCTGGCAGGCCAGACGGACAAATTCGCCAGCGACAATTTCTCCTGCAACAACACGTTCGGCGTAGCGGATCCCGTCAGCCACTTTTGCCATCAGTCTCTCGCTTTTAAAAGCTCCGCCAGCGGATCAACATCATCCGGTCCGGCGGTATTTACTTTCGCCCGACTTGCCGGTGACATACCAAATTCTGCAAGCATCGCCCGGATCCGCTTCCAGGCATCCGCTTTCATCGCAGCAGCCGGGTGTGCCTTAATCAGCACATCACCGTTCTGCGTTTCCGTGCGGTAGGTATACCCCTCAACATCGAGTGTTTCGCAGTGATGCCGGTATTCGGTGTAGGCTTCCACCAGTAACTCGAGTGCACGCGCATCAAGCTGAGAAATGATCCCTTCCGCATTCAGTTCTTCCGCCATTCGCCTGAACCAGTACTTCCCCTGCGACCCTAAATGTTGCGGAATTTTAGGGAGACATTTTTCATCCTTTTTAGCGGTTTTTTTTGGGTCTTTAACGGGGCGCTTTGAGGGGTTGCCTCGTATCAAATGCAGGCGTGGCGGGGTTTTCAGGGGTCCTGACATAATCGGTTTTACCTATCAATCATTTAATCACATTCCAAAAAAAAGTTTTCAAACCTGCGGCGATGCGAGGAAAGGTCAGGCGGCGGTACTGAGCAGCCAGGGCTGCAGGGATTTGACCCACCCCTCCCCTACAGATGGGAACTGTTATCAATTGATGCGTTCGCGCGCTGTTTTTGCTTTATGGCAGGGCCAGCACAGACTCTGCAGGTTACTGTCTGCATCCGAGCCACCATGAGCTTTCGGAATGATGTGGTCCACAGTTCTGGCTTCAACGGCTCTCCCATTGCGCAGGCAGTTCTGACACAGATCATTATCACGCTTCAGTATGCGCGCACGTATGGCATCCCATTTCGAGCCATAGCCACGCTGGTGGCGACTCAGTCCGCGCTGATGCTGTACCCATCCTTCGCCACGATGTTTATCGCAGTAACCAGAACTGTCTGTGGTTGTACCTGCACATCCACGTTTACGGCAGGCTCGTGGGATTAGTGCTGGCATGTTTCGCCCTTATATAAATCAAAAGTGACCTGCATTGAGTATCTCCATGAAATAGATTTGCCGCTGATATGAGCCAGATCAATAGACTTCATGAGCTAACGGGTGTAGATATTACTTTTTACTTCAGAGGGTTAACTCATGGATATTAAGGATAAAATCAATACCATTTTGTTATGTGACATTGCCATCCACCTAGGTATCGAAACTGATATTGATCCACAGCTTGTAAAATATGCTGTGTCATCTGGTAATGATTGGGTTATGAAGGCCGAATATTCACATTTGGATGTTGATGAACCAAGTAAAGAAGATCGTGATTTTGTTACTGCTGTCTTGAATATGTACCGCGGACTTTCCAATGCTTTCAGGAAACTTAGTGATGACGAGCAAAAAGAATTAGTCCGTGACCATCATCTAAAAATACATGATGGGGAAATTCAGCTCCCAGGTTTCGACGGTCATAATGAATGCGATTACTTCAGTATCATTGAGGCATATCAGAAAATTGATCGCTTCCCCGAACAGAAACAGCCCATTGCCAATACTCATTCACGTACAGAACATCTCTATAACGCAATGCTTGATGAGTTTAAGAAAATTGACGCTGTAAATCGAAGCTGGGATTTATCGAAGGAAGAACTGGCATCCATTCTTTCCACAGCTCCACGCAGTTTCTAAGTGCTTTAGGCGGGTTTCCAACCCGCCTTATTATGCTCGTATATAGAGAAGGAAGCACCCAAATTAACCAGCGCGGATTTCTTTTCCTCAATACGGCTGTTAAGTTCAGCAACTGCATGCGGGCGTATGGCCTCAAGAAAAGCACTATATTGATAGGCAGACTGGATTGTCACACCAAGCCCTGCACCACTTTCCAGTATACCTTTCTGTCGCTGTAGCTCTTTCATCTCGTTATAGATGTAATGTGCGTTACTTAGGTTTTCTACGTTCACGCCCTAAGTTCTTCCTGCAGTTAGCCTGCACTGATTTGTTATGCGCCAATATGTCCCGCTTCGTCTGTTGCATTATCATAAGTAATAGCGTAGGTTGACACCTTGGCTCTCTTTCGCCACCGGCGAATCTTTAGCGGATTATCCTTGGCCGGTTTTTATCTGAGACATTGCTCACGAATGTATAGCTGTGCCCCTTCCAGTTGCTTCTGCATCGTCATCAACCGTTCTCTGAGGGTGAAATAATCCCGTTCAGCGGTGTCTGCCAGTCTGGGGCTGGTTGCATTATCCACGCTGGTGGGTCCGGTGGCTTCACGCACGGCTGCGGAGCAACTGGCATTGACCCGCAGGCGCTTACGACCAGCGGCAACATCAGCGCGCAGAGTTTCATTTTCAGCTTTCGCATTGGCTAATTCTCTCGAGTACTTTGCATCGAGCGCAGCAACATCACGCTGACGCTGCTGCATGTCAGCGATGGTGGCGGTCAGCTGCTTCAGCTCACTGACTTTTTTATCACGCTGTTCTTTGTAGGTGATGGCGTTATCACGGTAATGATTGACCGCCCACGACAGGCAGACGATGATGCAGATAACCAGAGCATAAATAATCGCGGCGACTCTGCTCACTGATCTATTCCCCAACAGGCTAATGCGCTTTCCTGGTCACGACGAATAACCTGTCCATAGCAGTTATTTGAACGTATGCGGCAATCGCGCCCACCATCTTTTATCCACCAGCGAATCGCCTCGCATGCGCCCTTACGATCACCAGCATTCAGCCGCTTATAAAACGTCGATGGAAAACACTTACCGGGGCCAATGTTATAGGGACAAAATGACGCGATACCCGCTTTTTGTGGTTCGGTCAGTGGTACTTTAATATTGCGCTCCACCCATGCCAGCGCCTTATCACGCTCAATGGCGTTGACCTGGTCGCATTTTTCCTTCGACAGTTTCATACCGGGAAAAACGGGTTTTCCATCCACCATCGTGGCACCCCGACAGATGGTCCAGATGCCGGAACCATCGCGGTATGCCGTTGTGTGGTTACCTTCTTTTTCATCCAGAAACTGGTCGAGAATATCAGGCGCGGGCGCACCGACGGCAATCAGTGCCAGAACGGCAGCCGACAGGCCGTATCTGATTTTTGCGTTCATGGATATTTATCAGGATTTATCGGTTTCTGCCCACGGACAGGTTTATCTGTTCCGGTCAGTGACTTAAGGTTGTGATTCCGGAGGAGTCTTCAGAGAACCAGTAATTCTTCCTGGTAGCTTTCCTTTGTAGGTTATCCACACATTCTGCGCCTCTAAAATTACGGGGCGCTTTTCCGGCGACTGCTCATCCCCTTCACATAACCCGGCAGCAACATCCAGGAAGACCTGTCTGATGCTCCTTCTGGCTGCTGCCTCATAAAACTCCAGCGCGGCACCTTCAACACGGTCCAGCGAGATGTCCAGGTCAAAAATTTCGCCGTCAAAGCGTTTTTTGTCCCGTAACGCTAAAGTTACCGTAACTTTATTCTCAAAATTGCGGATCCCTTTCACAATCAGTTCATAGTTTTGAGTCATTGAATTACTCTCCCCGTGCAGCCTTACGCTTGTCTTCTCTGATTTTGAAGTACAGATTTGTCAGATAAGTCAGGAAGCCCAGAACCAGACTCCCCAGTACACCAATCGCAGCCCACTGTGACGGACTGACCTGATCCAACCACTGCAAAAACCAGTATCCCGCACTACCAGCGGATGTTCCGTAGGCAATGCCAGTTGAGATTTTGTCCATTGATTTCATAGCAACGCCTCCGCCAGTAACGGATTGCGTAGTTCTTATATTGGGAAGGGAGAAAAAGAAGACCGCAGCATAACTATCACTGATGAATTCAGGACATCCAGTGGCTACGGCTCAGTTATGGTGCTGGTTAACGGACTTGAACCGCTACCCATTCGCTTACAAGGCGACCGCTCTACCATTGGAGCTAAACCAGCATATTTGGCGGGACAGCGTGGACTCGAACCACGATAAGAAGGTTAACAGCCTTCCGTAATGACCTTTATACGACTGACCCAAATAAAAAAAGCCACCGTTGCAACTTAAGAGTCACTAACGGCAGCTTATGCGAATAGTGTTGCTCATTTGCTCAATGATGTCAACACGTTCTATGCTACATGTTTAATTTTCTCTACACGTTTCCGGTTTTTAAACGCACTATCCAGAACCGGGTAAATCATAAACAACGAGGCATTGAGGATTTCGTCAACTTCCCGTCGACAGGTTGCGAGCGATGGTTTTTGAATGCGCCCGCCGCCCCGGCATAACATCTTGCGAGGTCTTGCGACGCGATGATAGTAAGATGCAATGGCGTGCTTGGAAGAGCCGTGGGCGTAGTAGCTGAGGAGGATGCCAAAGGCTTTCTTGTCAATGTACATGACGGAATCGACGACCTGAGAAATCAACATTCCATCATCATCATTACACATTGGCCTTGTCATAACTCTTCCCGGCTCTACGCTCTCCATGAACTTAGCTATTACGCTGCTCATGCGCTTTTCCAGACGACCTGAATAAACCCATGCGCCCCACAGTTCAAGCCAGCCATTCAGCCACTCGTGCTGTTCTTTGGTGAGGTTTAGTTCTCTTATGCCCATGCGCCTTCTCCCTTGTGATCTGGAATGGTTTTTACTGAGAACGTCATGCGGCCTCACTTCTGCTGTTTCGCAGGTCTTTGAGTTTCTGCTGATACTCCGCCTTGATGGCCCTGCACTCTTCGACAGTCCAGCGATGGCGGTTATGGTTTGATTCGATTTCGTCTACTGCTTCCTGCCCGATGCGGCTAATCAGTTCGACGCGATACGGAACGAGATTTCCGCTTTTGTGCTGGTTGCACACCACGCATTGCTTGTGAATATTGCGTTCATCAAATCGGAGTTGAGGTGCCGCAGCAGTTGTCCGGTAATGTCCGGCATCCCACTGAGCAGACGTGAGCGTTCCGCAAGAGATACATGGTAAGTCGCGGTCTCTTTCTCTGATGAAGGCGTTTACGGCTTGTTGGGCTTGTTTAATCCAGTAACTGCGGGGCTTTAAGGCGAGTTTTCTAATCTTAAGTTTATCTTTCTGTTTCTGCTCCTCTCGTCGTCGTTTCTTCTCTGCTGCTTTTTCCGCTTTTTCGCGTTCTTTACTTCGTCGTTCGAGTGCTATCTTGGTTCCACACTCTGGAGAGCACCACCACTGATTAGCGAATGCAGGGTGAAACCATTCCCGACATTCATCGTTTTTACATCGTCTTCGCGCTGGTTTAGCCATCATCTTCTTCCTCGTGCATCGAGCTATTCGAATCGCTCATCAGCTCTGCACAGCAGTACTCACACACGTGAACTTCCAGCACATGCAGCTTCTGACCGCAATTAGCGCACGTTAAAGCCCGCTCGACGCTTTCTTGTTCGTAACTTCGATTTGGGTCAATCACCTTGTATTCCTCGCACGATGTCTTAGCCACCGGATATCCCACAGGTGAGCCGTGTAGTTGAAGGTTTTTACGTCAGATTCTTTTGGGATTGGCTTGCGTTTATTTCTGGAGCGTTTCGTTGGAAGGTATTTGCAGTTTTCGCAGATGATGTCGGTGATACTTCGTCGCTGTCGTCTCATGCCGCCCTGTCTCCCCATCGCGCTTTCCATTCGAGAGCCAGTCGCGCTTCGTCCGACCACTTAACGCCACGCTCTGTACCGAATGCCTGTATAAGCTCTAATAGCTCCGCAAATTCGCTTACACGCATCCTGCTGGTTGACTGGCCTATTACCACAAAGCCATTCCCGGCAAGGTTAGGAACAACATCCTGCTGCTTTAATGCTGCGGTAAACACACACTTCCAGCTTTCTGCATCCAGCCAGCGACCATGCCATTCAACCTGACGAGAGACGTCACCAAGGCAAGCCCAAAGCTTTCGATTCTGGTCTAAGCTGCGGTTGCGTTCCTGAATGGTTACTACGATTGGTTTGGTTGGGTCTGGAAGAATTTGCTGTACCGCGTGAATAGCGTTTTGCTGATGTGCTGGAGATCGAATTTCAAAGGTTAGTTTTTTCATGACTTCCCTCTCCCCCAAATAAAAAGGCCTGCGATTACCAGCAGGCCTGTTATTAGCTCAGTGATGTAGATGGTCATCTTTTAACTCCATATACCGCCAATACCCGTTTCATCGCGGCACTCTGGCGACACTCCTTAAAAATCAGGTTCGTGCTCATCTTTCCTTCCCGTTCTTCCCTGGTAGCAAACCGGTAATACACCGTTCGCCAGACCTTACCTTCGATAACCAGAAGACCTGCCCGTGCCATTTTAGCCGCGGCCTGATTTATGCTGGTTACTGTTGCGCCTGTTAGCGCGGCAACGTCCGGCGCACAGAAGCTATTATGCGTCCCCAGGTAATGAATAATTGCCTCTTTGCCCGTCATACACTTGCTCCTTTCAGTCCGAACTTAGCTTTGATTTCTGCGATCTTCGCCAGAGCCTGTGCACGATTTAGAGGTCTACCGCCCATGACAGGAAGTTGTTTTACTGGTTCAGGGATCGCCTCACCACGGTTAATTCTCGCAGTCATATGGACAAGCTCATCTGCGGCCTTACGGCGTAATTCCGCATCAGTAAGCGCATTGGCCCGCATGTTCTGATACAGGTTGGTAACCAGCCAGTAGTGCGCGTTTGATTTCCACGGATAAGACTCCGCATCCGGATACAGGCCTCGCTTCCGGCAATACTCGTAAACCATATCAACCAGCTCGCTGGCGTTTGGCAGCCCGGCGGTAACGGATGCTTCTTCCCGGCACCATGCAACAAACTGCCCGGGTGATGGCAGAAATGGTCGATTCTGCCGACGGGCTACGCGCATTCCTGCGTTAACCTGTTCCATTGTGGTGATCCCGTTTTCCCGGAAAGCCAGCACCCACTGGCGGCGGATTTCGTTCAGTTCGTTCTGGTCCCGGTTAGCTAGGCTCGCCGGGAAAGTTGCCAGTAACTGGCTGAACACACCATTGATGATCTGCGCTACCTGTTGTACCTGCGGCTTTTCGTCGTACTGTTCCGGCATGTTGTTGGCGATCCGACGCATCTGCTCACGGTCAAAGTTAACCATCTGTGCGGCGATGTTTTTCATAAATCCACCCCGTAAATCCAGTCAGTGTTTGTCAGGTCGAGTTTTGGTTTGCTGGCTGTCACGCCTGCCTGTTGCTTGTTACGGTTGATTTCGAGCTGGGTCCACTTGTCGCGGAGTTTGGCCGGACTCAGCACGTTACCGGACCAGAAGTTGTCCTGGCAGGCCCAGCGGAAAAGCACACACATATCGCGGTGGTTACGTCCGTCACGTTCACGCATCAGGCGGATATCGTTAGCCCACCCAGCAAAATTCGGTTTTCTGGCTGATGGCGCGATGGTCTTCACCATGTCAAACATCCACTCTGCGGCGGTCAGGTCTTCTGCTGTTCCCCACTTGCTGCCGCTCTGAATTGCAGCATCCGGTTTAACCACAGAAAGATCGTTTTCTGGCTGGTCAGAGGATTCGCCAGAATTCTCTGACGAATAATCTTTTCTTTTTTCTTTTGTAATAGTGTCTTTTGTGTCCCCCTGTTTTGAGGGATAGCAATCCCCCAATTTGAGGGATGTTTTATCCCTCGTTTTAGGGGATTTTCCCTCGTTTTGAGGGATACACCATTCTGAGATGTTTTTATTTGGTCCAAACATGCCGCCTTGCTGCTTGATAATATTCATTCTGACGAGTTCTAACTTGGCTTCATTGCACCGTTTGACAGGTAACTTTGTAATCTCGCTAAGTTGAGAATCGGTGATTCTGTCCATTGGTTTATTCCACCCATAGGTTTTACGCAGAATGGCAAGCAGCACTTTAAACTGTCGCTTGGTCAGATCTGCGCCCGAATAAGCCTCAAGCAGCATATTTGATAGTCTGGCGTAACCATCATCGAGATCTGCCACATTACGCTCCTGTCCGGCAAAGTTACCTCTGCCGAAGTTGAGTATTTTTGCTGTATTTGTCATAATGACTCCTGTGGATTGATCCAGTAATTCCCTCAGAATTGCATATCAATTTGCTTAGAGTCCCCGGCGGCCACCGGGGATTTTTTCTTTGTGATTCCATCAAGCGCATACTTAAAAGCCCTACTAATCGGACTGATGTCTGATGCCATTCCGAAAGCACACAAGACTGAAGCAATAAATCTCCAGTCCGTTCTGCTTATCTTCGATTCATGACAGCCAATCATCTTTGCCAGACCGCGCTGGGTAATAGTTGACAGATTGATAAGTAAATCTGTTTCTGCGCGATCAACGTCACGCTGTGATAGTTTGCTGTAACTTGTTCTTTCCATTTCTTAAGATTTCCAATAGTGAATAGTTAGTTGAAAGGTATGCGTGGAAACGCATATGGCCTTAGTTGGTCAGATATCTTGGGACTCGCTTTTCAGCGACGTAGGACGAATGTCCGTTGTTACAAAGAGCGGGGTTACTTATGCTGCCAGAAGGTTCTTTTTGCTTATTTCAAGCAATTCGCTTGCTTGATATTTGCCACCAGAAATCTCTTCGATTTTTGAGGCGTATTTCGTTTTCCCAAAAAACTCAGTCTTAGGGAGGAAGCCGTTTTTGAGCCACTTATAGACAGCCCTTTCGCTAACTCCACAAGCCTTCGCAACTTCAGGGATGCCGACACCTTTAATCGGCTCATCAAGATTTTGCATAGGAATATCCCTTTTTCGTACTTTTAGTACGCATTATGGTTGAACTGAAAGTTTTTGCAAGTGCTTTAGTATCGTACTCATGGTTCAGAATGAAAAAGTGCGCAAAGAATTCGCCCAGCGGCTAGCGCAAGCCTGTAAAGAAGCTGGTCTTGATGAACATGGTAGGGGTATGGCCATAGCCCGTGCCCTTTCTCTTTCGTCCAAAGGCGTTAGCAAATGGTTTAATGCTGAGTCTTTACCGCGTCAGGAAAAAATGAATGCGCTTGCGAAATTTCTAAACGTTGATGTTGTTTGGCTTCAGCACGGCACTTCGTTAAATGGAGCGAATGATGAAGATACTCTTTCATTTGTTGGCAAATTAAAAAAAGGGTTAGTGCGCGTGGTTGGTGAGGCAATTCTTGGTGTTGATGGTGCCATCGAGATGACCGAAGAGCGCGATGGGTGGCTCAAGATTTATAGTGATGATCCAGATGCCTTTGGTCTTCGTGTGAAAGGAGACAGCATGTGGCCCAGAATAAAATCAGGAGAATATGTACTCATTGAGCCTAACACCAAAGTATTCCCGGGGGATGAGGTGTTTGTCAGAACCGTTGAAGGACACAACATGATCAAGATTCTTGGCTATGACAGAGATGGAGAATACCAATTTACAAGCATCAACCAGGACCACAGGCCAATAACGTTACCTTATCATCAAGTAGCAAAGGTGGAGTATGTGGCTGGTATTCTGAAGCAATCTCGTCATCTGGATGACATCGAGGCAAGGGAGTGGCTGAAAAGTTTGTGACTTCAAGTACGCGACAAGCCCCGTCCTTCAGGGCGTGGAGGATGTCAAAATAACTTTAAATAACACACCACCAACATTTAACACATTGAATTAAAAAACCTACAATATTTGATGAGAGGCGTTATGGAACCGGTCAAAATTAAACCATCTGTGGATTATATTGAAACCTATGCGGACTTCGCTAGTTTTGCTCCACTACCGGGAGCGGAAAAAAATCTCATTTGTATACATTTTATCGCAAACAAGTCAATACCTGCGGTACTATCCCAAAATGATATACCAGATCAACCAGGTAGAGCGAATATGCAGATAGGCTCTGTAAATGAACTCAATCAGCAATGCACTGTGATAATGCCAATGGCACAACTAAAGGCTCTTCAAGAGAATATAGTTCTTCTTTTCGAACAATTAGAGGCACAAAACTCTAATGGAGCGAAGTCGTAATGCAACAACCGGAAGAAGTAGGTGATTTAACTATTACTTACAAAACATCAAGTATTGTTAAACCACTGCAAGTTTCCCTGAATAACGTTAATACTCGCGATTTCATGATGTTCATGGAAACAGCAAAAGGTAATCTGTTTTCTACGCCTATTTCCTCTTATTCACCAAAAAACATGGTGGATGATGCGACCAATTCCCAGCTAACTGCTACAATCGTAGATAAAGGAGGGGTTGCCGATTGTAAAGGACAATCTAATGTTATCCCACCGTACGAGGAAACTCCTATACAGGGAACCGCAATGTCCGATTTGAGCAGAAACGAAATACAGGCACTTCTGAAGGCAAATAAAGCTGAAGTGGATGCAGTGGCCTCAAAAATGCAGGCTGATATGGCCAAATGGCGTGAACTAATGGCTTCAGATATAAAGGAGATGAAGCATTTAGTTGTTACTCAGCACGAACAAATCAACAGTCGTCTGGACATACAATCGAGTAGAATTGAGAGTGCCCTTGACTCCCAATCAAAAAAGATCGATGCAGCTCTTTCTGTTCAAGAGGCAAAGTTAGAAGGTAAGCTTAGTGATGTTAAGCTTGATATAATCAAATGGGCCCTTGGCTTGCCAGCATTAGCATTTACTGTATATAAAATCTACGGATTGCTCTCTGGAGTCTCAACCCCCTAATACACACCCGGCCTCAGTGCCGGGTTTTCTTTGCCCAACGTTCGCCCACCTAAAAACACATAATCGATTGTATTTATTGAAAAACTGATAGATACAACTTGCTAAACAGTGCAACCCTGATCCCTGCCCCATCACCTTCATCCTCAACATTTACAAAAATAAAATACCTTATATATCAAAACCATATCTCGAGAAAACGAATGAACAACAAATTTTCGTACTTATGGTTCTTGATTGTATCGAACCAATAGTTCATTATTATCACCATCAGCAGGACGCTGGAAGCCAAATGGAACAGACTGGCAGGCTCTTTAAACAACGTCGAACACTCGACTACGTGGCTGAAAAGCCAGACCACCCAACCACATAAGCTGTGGGATGCAATGCCGAAGCAACCGGCTCAGGAGGAGCTTCGAGATTGCATCGCCAAAGTTTATTCGGGAGGAATCTATGTCCAGAAAAACAGAATTTAAAGGCACCGCAGCTTCTCGCCGTAGAGCTCGTCGTGCAAACCTGCAAAGTCAGGAGGCGATCAGCTCTGACAAACTACACAGGCCAACCCCTTCACGAGTGGTCTTACAATGCAAACGCAAACCAGTAATGAGAGCAGAAGTAATAACACTGACAACGTTGACCAGAAAATATGAAGGCTCAACTTGTCTTCCAAATGTAGCCATTTACGCGGCAGGCTACAGGAAATCCAAACAGCTGACAGCAAGATGACTTGTGTTGGTCGCCAGAAAATGAAATTAGGCAGCAAACCACTTATTTGAGGTGAGATATGGAAGAAGAATTTGAAGAGTTCGAAGAGCATCCTCAGGATGTGATGGAACAATACCAGGACTATCCGTATGACTGCGACTATTGATAAGAATCAATGGTGTGGACAATTCAAGCGATGCAATGGATGCAAGCTGCAATCGGAATGCATGGTTAAGCCTGAAGAAATGTTTCCTGTAATGGAAGATGGGAAATATGTCGATAAATGGGCAATACGAACGACGGCAATGATTGCCAGAGAACTTGGTAAACAGAACAACAAAGCTGCCTGATAGTGGCCTTTATTTTTGGCATAAATAACAGAATAAACACTGCACTGTGTATTCATTCCAATGAGTGAATACACGGAGCAATGTCGCTCGTAACTAAACAGGAGCCGACTTGTTCTGATTATTGGAAATCTTCTTTGCCCTCCAATGTGAGGGCCTTTTTATATGCATACCAATAACGCTTCACTCGAGGCGTTTTCGTTATGCAATCAAACAGAAGGAGCATCCTATGCAACAGTTCGCTATTGCAGGGGCGGCATCGGTTCGCCCTTTCAACCCGATTTTATCGGTACAGCATTCACGAAAAAACATTTTAACCGGAGCAGACTTTAAACAACCAAGAATGAAAAGTTTGCTCGAAAAGCTTTGGGATATTTTGAAACAACAAGGCCGTCCATGAGTTTTACAGATAACTGGTCAGACGAAGAATTCATTCGTCAGATGAACAAAATGCTCAATCAGCACAAAGAACAGGAGAAAGATGATGATTCTGACTCTGAATGATAAGCGTGAAATATCGCAAATAATCGCAAGTTTTACTGATGAAGATTACGAGCGAATCAACAGTGAAGTTGATCGCCTCTGCAAACGTTGCGACCCAATAAGCGAAATGCTTCGCTCATATAAACCAGATGAACACACTAAGGACGCTATCGACTGGCTGGAAGATGATGACTGTAACTATCAGGAAAAAGCCGCTGAATGGTTCTGGGATGCAATAACCGAAAGAGTTAAGGCTGAATATGCCTTCGCAATATTTAAACGCAGACACATTTTTGGAGAAGCAGCATGAGCAATATCGTTGAATTCGTTAAACAGCAGGAGCAGTTATTCTGCGGAGCATTGACTGAACAGACGGTGACATGGGCTAAGGAAAGCCAGTTTGCAATTCAGTATTTCCAGAAAAACGATTACCTGGCTAAAACAGCACTGGCAAATCCAACCAGCGCACAGAACGCCATCATCAATGTTGCGGCGATCGGCATCACCTTAAACCCTGCAAGCAAACTGGCTTATCTGGTTCCGCGCGATGGCATGGTTTGCCTTGATATCAGCTATATGGGATTGCTCCATATTGCAATGGAGTCTGGTGTTATCTCATGGGGTCAGGCAAAACTTGTTCATGCTAACGATACCTATGAGTCAAACGGGCTTGATAAAGCACCAACCCATAAATACAACGCCTTCGGTGATCGTGGTGATATCGTTGGCGTTTACTGCACAGTTAAGACGCCGGCAGGTGATTATCTAACGGAAGAGATGAGTCTGGCTGAAATTGAGGCTGTAAGGAAAACAAGCAAGGCAGCATTCAGCGATAAAGGACCATGGGTAAATCACTGGAATGAGATGGCGCGAAAGACGGTCGTAAAGCGTGCAAGCAAGTATTGGCCTAAGGCATCACGTCTTGATAGCGCTATTCACGTACTAAACGAAGAAGAAGGTGTATGGACTGAACCAGTTATGCCGCACAAATCAGAGGAAGATATCCGCGAAGATGAACGGAAACGCCAGCAGGAAATAACGGATAAAGCACAACTTCTTTGTGATGAAATGGCTCAGGCAGAAAACATGGATGATTTGAAGCGATATTTTGCAGAAGCATATCGCCTGACATCTGGAATGAAATTGCAGCAGAACGTACAAGCCATTTACGCAGAATGCAAAGCGAAACTGGAGGTTGCCAGTGAGCAAACTGTATGAAATTGCCAATGAATACGCAAAATTGATGGATTCAGATTTAGAACCAGAGATGATTGCTGACACAATAGAAGGCATGGAAGGAGAATTTACCGATAAAATAGAGCAACTTCTTTCCGTCATTAAAAATGAATCTGGTTATGCTGAACGCCTCAAGGAAGAGGCAAAGTCACTGAATGAGCGAGCCGCAGTAATTCAAAATAAGATTGAGAGCATCAAATCATATATAGCGTCATCGCTTGAAATGGTTGGCAAGAAAAAGATTCGAGCAGGTATTCACCAGGTAACAATCCGCAAACCGTCAGAAACTGTAGAAATCATCGACTCAAGCGCCCTTCCTCCTGAATACGTTGAGTTTGAAACGACAATTAAAGCCGACAAACTGGCAATCAAACACCAACTAAAAGCAGGAATAAATATCCCCGGCGCTCAACTCAAAGTTGGGAAACCTTCACTTCTTATCAAATAACGGTATCGACTATGAAAAAGACTCCATGGGAGAAATGGGAAGTCGATTTCTTGCGCGAGGTAGCGGCGACAATGCCAGTTGAAGTTATCGCTGAAAAACTGGAAAGGACTGAAAAAGCAGTAATGGCGAAAGCAACAAGGATTGGCGCTGACATTGTTAGCCGACTTCGTGGAAGACGATGGACAAGAGCCGAAGTATCACTTTTCGGTAAGTTCTCCGCAGAAGAAATAGCAATTGCAACCTGCCGCTCAATTTATTCAGTAAGAGCTATGCGATACAAGCTAAAAAAACTCGATGAAGAAAGAGCAGGCATACGAATAAATTAACATGGAGTAATTAACAATGAAGCTAAACATCGACCTTGGAAAATACGTTATTACCGGAACCAAACACGACCTGATTCTTAGTGAAAGAGGAATTATCAAAGAAGGCGAGAATGCAGGGAAAGAAACACTAAGTCGTATCGGTTATTACAGCAAGTTTGAGCATCTGGTTAAAGAGTTATGCAACCGTGAAATCCTGTTATCTCAGGCGCAGACACTACAGGATATTCAGCAGCATATCGAGACTTTAGGTGTATCACTTAGCACGGCTGTTGACCAGTTCGCGGAGAGTAAATCATGAGAGGACTTGCATACAATCCCGGCATTCTTCCGGCAGAAATGATTATTCGCCAACGCGTAAAGCCAATGCCATCGAGAGAGGAATTGCTTAAGAGAAATTCTTTTCCATCAGTGAATCAAAACAAATATCTGAATTCGATGTGGCGCAAAGGAGGCAAGCAGTGAGTAATTCCGCACGACTACAGCTTGGTTTTTCACCGCTATCAAAAACTATCATGCTGGCAAAAATGCGCGATGTTGAAGGTGGACGTATGCGCGTTGGCAATGATCCAGGTCGTGATGTTACCAATGAGGCTGCTCAATTGGTGTGGCGACTGGTCATGGCTGAAGGTGGTGAGATCGCGTGGGAACTTGATGATGGTTCTCGCATGGTGTTGAAGGCAGAGAAGCAGGAGACAACCAGTGAGCAAGATTGACTATCAGGCACTGCGTGAGGCGGCAGAGAAGGCAACGTGGGGAGACTGGGACTCATATAAACCACACCGTGGCGCACGTGGTTATGAGGTCCGACTAAGTAGTCAGGCCATTGCGCAACACGTTCTGAAAAACAACGCTGAATTTATTGCTGCCTTTAATCCAAAGATTGCTTTGGCACTACTGGATGAACGGGAAAGGAACCAGCAATACATCAAATCCCGCGACCAGGAGAACGAGGATATTGCACTAACGGTAGGGAAGTTGCGCGTTGAGCTTGAGGCAGAAAAACAGCGGGCAAAGGATCTATTTATGGAAAATGCTCGGCTTAAGTCAGGTATAGCCGGTCTGATACACCTCGGTATTCGATATGCAGATGTTGAGGTCATGAGAATTGCTGGAGATGCCCAGCTTTCTACCCCATGCACTGACAGCATCATAAACAGCATTGCAACAGGCATTCGCATCAAAGGAGGTGAGTAATGCGTGTGGCATGTATCGGCTTGTTACCTTACCCGACTCGTTTTTGGGCTTCTGCGCTAATTGCAAAGCCGCATGTCCTGATGGCTGACAACATCATCCCGGCACCAAAGCGCCGCCATACCGGTATTGCATCGGCACGACGAGCAGCAAAGAAACGCAGGAGAGCAAAACGATGAAAAACCGTAAAGCAAAGATTCTGTTAGTTCGTAGAAACGCTCCTGGCGTCTGGCAGTGGGTGAGACTCAGCAACCGACGGGTGGGGTTAATGAAACATTACGGGATGATGGATTATGGTTTTTGCAAAAAGCCCAGCGCGGCGCAAAACCGCTGGAAAAACCACTTGCGTACTAAAGGAGAGTGATATGGCTATTGCCGCAAGTTACACCATGCATCTCTATTGTGACTGCCGCCAGTGTACGGAAGGTGTATATCCAGTGCCAGACTTCGGAGAGTATATCGGCACGTCATGGGCTGGTTGTGCAAAAGAGGCGCGTAAGGATGGCTGGCGAATAAGCAAAGACAAAACACGTGCTTTTGCGCCTGGGCATAAAGTTTTGAGGATTAACAAATGACCACTATTACCAGAGAACAAGCTCTGAAAATTATTGAGGCAGCCGATGAGATTATTAGTGCGCTTGCCGGAACTAACGAGGATGTTCACCCTGGTAGCGATAACATGCTACGCCTGTGGGATGACCTGAATGACCGTTACGCGCCGCCGGAAGTTGTGCGTGAGCTGGCACGGATTGCTCTGGCATCGCTGGAAGCAGAGCCGATAGGTTTCCGTTGCAGGCGCAATGATAACCTTGGTGACTGGAGTTACGTATATCATCGAGAGCCAGATGATTTTGAGCGCAAACATTTAGTGATAGAGGGCATTTACGCCGCCCCTCCAGCGCCAGTAGTACCGGAAGAAAAACCAATGCCTAATCCTCTTAGCATGTACGCGGTTGATGCTGTTGCCGCTATTGCAGAGGTGAGAGGCTGGAACGCCTGCCGCGCTGCCATGCTTCATAGTGCCGAACCTGCAAGTAATCATGAAGAGTTGCCGCTTGATTATCTCCAAGGTCAAAAAGATGGTCTTGAATGGGCTGCGCAGCTTGCAGAAGCAAATCACCCACAAACTGGCGACTGGCTTTACGATGACCCGCTGGAGCTGGCTAAAGCTATCAGAAAAGGTCCTGACATGCCCGAATTCGATGGACCAACTCCGGTGACTCCGGATAGTTGGATAAGCTGTAGTGAGCGAATGCCAGAAAAGAACCAGAACGTACTTATTTCGGTGAATTTCGATAGTGATCTGGTTGAACCGCTAATATGCTCCGCACGCTATACAGGAAGCACATTCCGGCGAGGAGAAGCAACGATTAAGCCGGGTAATGGTATTGAGCAGGCAACTCACTGGATGCCTCTACCAGAACCGCCTCAGGAGGTTAACCGTGGCTAACCTGCAACTTGCCGTTAAAGGTGAATAACAATCCTCGCACTCGCGGGGATTTCTTTTATCTGAACTCGCTACGGCGAGTTTTGTTTTATGGAGATGATAAATGCACTTCCGAGTCACAGGTGAATGGAATGGAGAACCATTCAACAGAGTTATCGAAGCAGAGAACATCAACGACTGTTATAACCACTGGATGATATGGGCGCAGATAGCACATGCAGACGTAACCAATATTCGAATTGAAGAACTGAAAGAACACCAAGCCGCCTGATGGCGGTTTTTTCTTGCGTGTAATTGCGGAGACTTTGCGATGTACTTGACACTTCAGGAGTGGAACGCACGCCAGCGACGCCCAAGAAGCCTTGAAACAGTTCGTCGATGGGTACGCGAGTGCAGGATATTCCCTCCTCCGGTTAAGGATGGAAGAGAGTATCTGTTCCACGAATCAGCGGTAAAGGTTGACTTAAATCGACCAGTAACAGGTAGCCTTTTGAAGAGGATCAGAAATGGGAAGAAGGCGAAGTCATGAGCGCCGGGATTTACCCCCTAACCTTTATATAAGAAACAATGGATATTACTGCTACAGGGACCCAAGGACGGGTAAAGAGTTTGGATTAGGCAGAGACAGGCGAATCGCAATCACTGAAGCTATACAGGCCAACATTGAGTTATTTTCAGGACACAAACACAAGCCTCTGACAGCGAGAATCAACAGTGATAATTCCGTTACGTTACATTCATGGCTTGATCGCTACGAAAAAATCCTGGCCAGCAGAGGAATCAAGCAGAAGACACTCATAAATTACATGAGCAAAATTAAAGCAATAAGGAGGGGTCTGCCTGATGCTCCACTTGAAGACATCACCACAAAAGAAATTGCGGCAATGCTCAATGGATACATAGACGAGGGCAAGGCGGCGTCAGCCAAGTTAATCAGATCAACACTGAGCGATGCATTCCGAGAGGCAATAGCTGAAGGCCATATAACAACAAACCCTGTCGCTGCCACTCGCGCAGCAAAATCAGAGGTAAGGAGATCAAGACTTACGGCTGACGAATACCTGAAAATTTATCAAGCAGCAGAATCATTACCATGTTGGCTCAGACTTGCAATGGAACTGGCTGTTGTTACCGGGCAACGAGTTGGTGATTTATGCGAAATGAAGTGGTCTGATATCGTAGATGGATATCTTTATGTCGAGCAAAGCAAAACAGGCGTAAAAATTGCCATCCCAACAGTATTGCATGTTGATGCTCTCGGAATATCAATGAAGGAAACACTTGATAAATGCAAAGAGATTCTTGGCGGAGAAACCATAATTGCATCTACTCGTCGCGAACCGCTTTCATCCGGCACAGTATCAAGGTATTTTATGCGCGCACGAAAAGCATCAGGTCTTTCCTTCGAAGGGGATCCGCCTACCTTTCACGAGTTGCGCAGTTTGTCTGCAAGACTCTATGAGAAGCAGATAAGCGATAAGTTTGCTCAACATCTTCTCGGGCATAAGTCGGACACCATGGCATCACAGTATCGTGATGACAGAGGCAGGGAGTGGGACAAAATTGAAATCAAATAATGATTTTATTTTGACTGATAGTGACCTGTTCGTTGCAACAAATTGATAAGCAATGCTTTTTTATAATGCCAACTTAGTATAAAAAAGCAGGCTTCAACGGATTCATTTTTCTATTTCATAGCCCGGAGCAACCTGTGAACACATTTTCAGTTTCCCGTCTGGCGCTGGCATTGGCTTTTGGCGTGACGCTGACCGCCTGTAGCTCAACACCGCCCGATCAACGTCCTTCTGATCAAACCGCGCCTGGTACCTCTTCACGCCCGATTCTGTCGGCAAAAGAAGCGCAGAATTTCGATGCTCAACACTATTTTGCATCCCTGACACCAGGTGCGGCAGCGTGGAATCCTTCCCCAATTACCTTGCCTGCGCAACCTGACTTTGTTGTCGGCCCGGCGGGTACTCAAGGTGTAACGCATACCACGATTCAGGCGGCGGTAGATGCGGCAATTATCAAGCGTACCAACAAGCGCCAGTATATTGCCGTGATGCCTGGTGAGTATCAGGGAACGGTATATGTCCCTGCCGCTCCGGGTGGAATTACTCTGTACGGTACAGGTGAAAAACCGATTGATGTGAAGATTGGGCTTTCCCTTGATGGGGGCATGAGCCCTGCCGACTGGCGTCACGACGTCAACCCGCGCGGCAAATATATGCCAGGTAAACCAGCGTGGTATATGTACGATAGCTGCCAGAGCAAACGCAGCGACAGTATCGGTGTTCTCTGCTCTGCGGTCTTCTGGTCACAAAACAATGGCCTGCAACTGCAAAACCTGACCATCGAAAACACGCTGGGTGATAGCGTAGATGCGGGTAACCATCCGGCGGTGGCACTGCGTACTGATGGTGACCAGGTACAGATTAACAACGTTAACATTCTCGGTCGTCAGAACACCTTCTTTGTCACCAATAGCGGTGTGCAGAACCGTCTGGAAACGAATCGTCAGCCGCGTACGCTGGTGACCAACAGCTATATTGAAGGGGATGTGGATATCGTTTCTGGTCGCGGCGCAGTGGTGTTCGATAACACCGAATTCCGCGTGGTGAACTCCCGTACCCAGCAAGAAGCGTATGTGTTTGCACCGGCTACGCTGTCCAACATTTACTACGGTTTCCTCGCCGTAAACAGCCGTTTCAATGCTTCCGGTGATGGCGTGGCGCAACTGGGCCGCTCGCTGGATGTTGATGCCAATACCAACGGTCAGGTGGTGATCCGTGATAGCGCCATCAACGAAGGTTTTAACACGGCGAAACCGTGGGCCGATGCGGTGATTTCCAATCGTCCATTCGCAGGTAACACCGGCAGTGTTGACGATAGCGACGAAATACAACGCAATATGAATGACACTAACTACAACCGCATGTGGGAATACAATAACCGCGGCGTGGGTAGCAAAGTGGTTGCAGAGGCGAAGAAGTAAAAAATAAATATCCTCCGGCATAGCCGGAGGTTTTTCAAATGCGCCTATAAGGCTCTCTTACCAGCCGCGCCCTAACAGGCGCACACGATCTGACATTTGCATCCAACTTCGTTACTTACGGCCCGTAA